TAATAACGGTACTCCTACTTATGTTACTGGTACTCATTACATGTACTTACAATGGTCAAAAATTGACGTTGGAGCCCCTGATTTTAGAGAAGCAAATAGATTATTCTTTATATTTTGGGAAGCATGTAAGGCAGATACGAGATGTTACGGGATGTGCTACCTTAAAAACAGACGATCTGGATTTTCATTTATGTCCTCGGCTGAACTTGTTAACCAAGCAACAATATCTAGTGACGCCAGATTTGGTATACTCTCTAAGTCTGGATCAGATGCTAAAAAAATGTTTACAGATAAAGTCGTCCCAATATCCGTTAACTATCCGTTTTTCTTCAAACCGATCCAGGACGGTATGGATCGTCCTAAAACAGAACTTGCATACAGAGTTCCAGCTTCGAAGCTTACTAGAAGGAAGCTTGAGAGCAATGAGCAACTAAGAGAACTAGATGGACTTGATACGACTATTGACTGGAAAAATACTGGTGATAACTCTTATGATGGTGAAAAGCTAAAGCTATTAGCTCATGATGAAAGTGGTAAATGGGAGAGACCTGATAATATATTAAATAACTGGAGAGTTACAAAAACTACATTAAGACTAGGATCTAGAATCGTAGGTAAATGTATGATGGGCTCAACTTCAAATGCTTTAGATAAAGGTGGAGAAAACTTTAGAAAACTTTACTACGCTTCAGACGTTACAAAAAGAAATAGAAACGGACAAACATCTTCTGGGCTCTATAGCTTGTTCATTCCTATGGAATGGAACTACGAAGGATTCATCGATAATAATGGATTACCTGTATTCGTTAGACCAGAAAGTACAATTAAAGGAGCAGATGGTTACGAAATTACAGGAGGAGTTATTGAGCACTGGCAAAACGAAGTTGAAGGACTTAAGTCGGACAGTGACAGCTTAAACGAATATTACAGACAGTTTCCAAGAACAGAGCAGCACGCTTTTAGAGATGAAACAAAAGATAGTTTATTTAATTTAACTAAAATCTATGAACAAATAGATTATAACGAAGAAATAAATAACGTAAACAGCGTTACTAAAGGAAGTTTTCAATGGGCTAATGGTGTTAAAGACACTTCAGTGGTTTTTGTACCAAACAACAATGGTAGATTTTTAATTTCTTGGGTACCACTTAAAAACTTACAAAACCGAGTGATACTAAAGAATGGAGTTAAACACCCTGGCAATGAACACATTGGAGCTTTTGGGCTTGATAGTTATGATATATCAGGCACTGTTGATGGTAAAGGTTCTAATGGTGCTTTACACGGGCTTACAAAGTTTTCAATGGAAGACGTGCCTCCTAATCACTTCTTTTTAGAATATATATCAAGACCACAAACGGCTGAAATATTCTTTGAAGATGTTTTAATGGCTATGGTTTTTTATGGCATGCCTATATTAGCTGAAAATAATAAACCTAGATTTTTATATTACTTAAAAAGAAGAGGTTATAGAGGTTTTTCTATGAATCGTCCTGATAAAATTTGGAATAAACTTTCTACAACAGAAAAAGAAATAGGTGGAATACCTAATTCAAGCGAAGATATTAAGCAAGCACATGCTGCTGCAATTGAATCCTATATAGAAACATACGTGGGATTAAAAGAAAATGAATATGGAGATATGTATTTCCAAAAAACCCTAGAAGACTGGGCTAAGTTTAATATAAACAACAGGACAAAGCATGATGCTTCGATAAGTTCTGGTTTAGCTATAATGGCTTGTAATAAAAACTTATACAAACCAGTTGCAGATAGAAATATAAAAAATGTTAATCTAGGTATTAAAAGATATAATAACGAAGGAAGTTTTTCACAAATAATAAAATAAATGGTTGTAACTGATAGTAATAGTATTTTTCCAGATCAAGTTGTTCCTGATGAAGTAAAATCAAGTTATGATTATGGTATGCAAGTAGGCAAAGCCATAGAAGGTGAGTGGTTTAGTGGAACTAGAACTAGTTTAGGTAATAGATACTCTACTAACTTTAATAATTTTAGAAACTTAAGGCTTTATGCTAGAGGAGAACAAGCAGTTCAAAAGTATAAAGATGAATTAGCTATTAATGGAGATTTATCTTATTTAAACTTAGACTGGAAACCAGTTCCTGTAATACCTAAGTTTGTAGACATAGTTGTAAATGGAATGTCTGAAAAGCTTTACGAAATAAAAGCTTATGCTCAGGATCCTGAATCACTTAAATCTAGAACAGAATATGCTAATAGAATATTAAGAGATATAGAGACTAAAGAGTATTTAGATAACATACAACAAACGCTAGGTCTAAATATGTATTCTTCAGAAAACCCTGAAGATCTTCCTCAAAACAAAGAAGAGTTAGAGCTTCACATGCAATTAGATTATAAGCAGTCTGTTGAAATAGCTGAAGAAGAATTAATAAACAATACGTTAGATAGAAATAGATACGAGCTAACTAGAAGAAGAATAAACGAAGACTTGGTTATATTAGGAATAGGTTGTACTAAAACAAGTTTCAACAAAGCTGAGGGTATTACAGTTGATTACGTTGATCCAGCTAGATTAGTTTATTCATACACTGAAGATCCTAACTTTGAAGACATATGGTATGTAGGTGAAGTAAAAAGAATTAGCCTATCAGATCTCAAACAAGAGTTTCCTAATTTAACTCCAGACGAATTAGAAAAAATACAAAAATACCCAGGAAACAGCAACTATATGTTTGACTGGCAAGGTAGAGACGATAATAATAGTGTTTATGTTTTATATTTTGAATACAAAACCTACAGCGAACAAGTATTTAAAATAAAAGAAACGGCTACTGGTTTAGAAAAAGCTTTAGAAAAAACAGATGCTTTTAACCCACCAGCTAGTGATAAGTTTGATAGAGTGTCTAGGTCTATTGAAGTGTTATATTCTGGTGCTAAAATACTAGGTCATGAAAACTTACTACAATGGGAGCTTGCTAAAAATATGACTAGACCAGAATCTAATTTGGTTAAAGTTAACATGAACTACAACATATGCGCTCCTAGGATGTATAAAGGTAGAATTGAATCTTTAGTTAGTAGAATAACTGGTTTTGCTGATATGATACAGCTTACACATTTAAAGCTACAGCAAGTAATGTCTAGAATAGTACCTGACGGTGTGTATCTAGATGCAGATGGTTTAGCAGAAATAGATTTAGGTAGTGGAACTAGCTATAACCCACAAGAAGCATTAAATATGTACTTCCAAACTGGTAGTATTATTGGTAGGTCAATGACACAAGATGGTGGTCAAAACCCTGGTAAAGTACCTATACAAGAGTTATCTACATCTAGTGGTATGAGTAAAATACAAGGACTTATACAAACTTATCAATATTATTTACAAATGATAAGAGATGTAACTGGACTCAATGAAGCTAGAGATGGAAGCACACCTGCTAGTGATTCTTTAGTTGGATTACAAAAATTAGCTATTGCTAATTCTAATACTGCAACTAGACATATAGTGCAAGCAAGTCTATATTTAACATTAAGAACATGTGAAAATATAGCTCTTAGAGTTGGAGATTGCTTAGAGTTTGATTTAACTAGAGACGCTTTAAAAGCTAGCATAAGTTCTTACAACGTAGGAACGCTTGAGGATATATATAACTTACATCTATATGACTTTGGTGTATTTTTAGACTTAGTACCTGACGAAGAAGAAAAAGCTCAATTAGAACAAAACATTCAAGTAGCTTTACAAGCTGGCCAAATATACTTAGAAGACGCAATTGATATTAGACAAGTTAATAATTTAAAACTTGCTAATCAATTACTAAAGCAAAGAAGAAAACAAAAGCAAGCTCAAGACCAACAAGCTCAACAAGCTAATATAGCTGCTCAAGGTCAAGCTCAAGCAGAGACTGCAGAGAGAACAGCTATGGCTGAGGTGCAGAAACAAGAAGCTTTAGCTCAAACTACATTACAAATTGAACAAGGTAAATCTCAATTTGAAATACAACGCATGGAAAGAGAAGCTGAAATTAAAAGACAATTAATGCAAATTGAATTTGATTTTAATATACAGCTGACTCAAGCTAAAGGTGAAGCTGAAAGAAATAAAGAAACTTTTATAGAAGATCGTAAAGATAAAAGAGCTAAACTTATAGGTACTCAACAGAGTCAAATGATAGATCAAAAGAAAAATGATCTATTACCAACAAACTTTGAATCCGCTGGAAATGATAATCTTGGCGGTTTTGGATTAGAGCAATTTGCTCCACAATAATTTTTTATTAATTATTATATTATATTATGTCAAAACAAGTAGAAAAGGGCCCTCCTACTGACGAAAGCAAGGAAGGTTTAAAAGTAAAGAAAAAAGTAGGTAGACCTAAGAAATTAAACAAAGCTACTGAAACAGTAAAATTAGATTTAAGTAAAAAACAAGAAGATGCCGTTCAAGAGCCAGAAACAAAGAAAGTTGTGCTACAGTCTAATGAGACGAAAGAAGAACAAAAGCTGGGACTGCAAGAAGTGGGAGAAGCACACGAAGAGCAAAAAGCTACCGAAGAAGGTGTAAGTCCAGTATCTGAAATAACTGAAGAAGAAGTTAAGCAAGAAACTAAAATTGTAGAACAGGAGTTAAAAGAAGCTATAAGAGATGAAAAAGTAACAGGGAAGCCTTTACCAGAAAACATCGAAAAATTAGTTTCATTTATGGAAGAAACAGGAGGTGATATTAATGATTATGTTAGATTAAACGCTGATTATACTAATATTAATGAAGATGTTTTACTTAGAGAATATTACAAACAGACTAAACCACATTTAGAAAGAGAAGAAGTTGACTTTATATTAGAAGACAATTATTCTTGGGACGAAGATGTGGATGAAGAGCGAGATATAAAGAAAAAGAAACTCGCTTATAAAGAAGAAATTGCCAAAGCACGTAACTTTCTAGAGCAAACAAAGAGTAAATATTACGACGAGATCAAGTTGAGACCGGGCGTTACTCAAGAGCAACAGAAAGCAATGGACTTTTTCAATAGATATAACAAAGAGCAAGATGTAGCAACACAGCAACATGCTGATTTTGAAAAGCGAACTAATCAAATGTTCTCTGATGAATTCAAAGGTTTTGAATTTAATGTTGGAGAAAAAAGATTTAGATATGGAGTTTCAAACCCTCAGGAAGTTGCTAAGAGCCAATCAAACTTATCTCATTTTGTTAAGAAGTTCTTAAACGAAGATGGAAGTGTAAAGGATCATGTTGGTTATCATAAAGCTATTTATGCAGCAGAAAATGCAGATACTATAGCAAAACATTTTTATGAGCAAGGCAAAGCCGATGCTGTTAAGGATGTTGTAGCAAAATCTAAAAACATAAACTTAGAGTCTAGGACGCCAGCGTCTGAAGGCGATGTATATGTTGGTGGATTTAAGGTGAAAGCTATTTCTGGTGTTGATAGCTCTAAGTTAAAAATACAACGTAAAATAAAAAAATAAAAACTAAATTAAAATGGGTTTTAATACAGGCGGGAGTTTTCCTGCATCATTAGCTCCTGCGCAGAAAAAATTAACTTTGCAGGACAATTATCTTAGTTTTAACGGGGACGCCGCAGGCGGAGATCCAGTTAATAACTTTGCACAACAATATCTACCTGAGCTTTATGAAGCGGAAGTAGAAAGATACGGAAACAGAACTTTATCTGGTTTCTTGAGAATGGTAGGCGCTGAAATGCCTATGACATCTGATCAAGTTATTTGGTCTGAACAAAATAGATTACACGTAGGTTATTCAAACGTTTCAGCTACTGTTGCTGGTAATTTTGATATTACAGTTGTTCTTGATTTAACCGCTGCTTATCCAGGTGCTGATTCAACTTCTGGTGCTGTTAGACAGGGGCAAACTATTCTACTTGCTGATAGAGCTACAGGTTTAGTTACTGCTAAAGCTTTAGTTCAAAAAGTTGGTGACTCTGGTGCTGCTGGTAAAACAAATGACAGTTTAGAATGTACTTTATATGAAACTAACGCTGCTGGTTTTCCCGCTGCTTTAACTGGAGCAAACTTAGCTAATCTTTTTGTTTATGGTTCTGAATACGGAAAAGGTTCTGTAGGAATGGAAGGATCTATTCAGCCACAATTTACTCAGTTTTCTAATTCACCAATTATTCTTAAAGACAACTTTGAGATTAATGGATCTGATACTGCTCAAATTGGTTGGGTTGAAGTTGCTACTGAAGATGGAACATCTGGATACTTATGGTATCTAAAATCTGAATCTGAAACAAGATTAAGATTTGATGACTATCTTGAAATGGCAATGGTTGAAGGTGAAAAAATGGCGCAAGCTGGAATAGACTTCAATTACGGTCCTACAAGTGCTAATTCACAAATTAAAGGTACAGAAGGTTTATTTGCCGCTATTGAAGATAGAGGTAATGTATACTCTGGTTTTGCTGGTGCTGCTGCTCCTGGAGCTGGTGCATTAGGAGATTTTGATGCTATCCTTAAGCAATTAGACAAGCAAGGTGCTATTGAAGAAAACATGCTTTTCTTATCTAGATCTACTGCTTTAGATTTTGATGATATGATCGGTGCTTTGGCCGGTGGAGGTTATGCTTCTACTCAGTCTGCTTCTTATGGTCTTTTTGACAATGAAGAAGATATGGCATTAAACTTTGGATTTTCAGGATTTAGAAGAGGTTCTTATGACTTCTACAAAACTGACTGGAAATATTTAAACGATGCCTCTACTAGAGGATTATCAAATGCTATTGACGGTGTTATGATACCTGCTGGAACTACAACTGTGTATGACCAAATGATGGGTGTTAACATTAGACGTCCTTTCTTACATGTAAGATATAGAGCTTCTGAAACTGAAGATAGAAGATATAAAACATGGATCACTGGCTCTGTTGGTGGTGCTTATACTTCTGATCTTGATGCTATGAGAGTTAATTTCTTATCTGAAAGATGTTTAGTAACTCAAGCTGCTAATAACTTCGTGTTATTTAAAGGAGCTTAATTATTATATAAATGTGGAGGGTTAACGCTCTCCACTTTATTAACATTTAAAATAAGAAAAAATGGGATATGTAAAATTATTAAAAGCAAACAGTGAGTTTGACTTGCTTCCAGCTGAAGACATAGGTAGTGTTTCTACAAATCTAAGTCTGAACACAATAATTGTTAGTTATGTTAATGGTGAAAAGATAACTATTAGCTGTGCTAATCAACCAGTTAGAGGAAGAAACGGCGACGATAATAAAATACTTGATGCTGTAGAATTAATTAATGGTGCTTCAGGAGAAGGTATTTTTCCAGCAACATTAAGCACTTTAATCACCGGAACACAGGTAAGTGCTATATAAAATAAATAAAATAAACATACAATTATGGGATATGTAAAATTAACAGCAGGACCAGACAGTGGTACAGAATTTGTAGGATCTACAATTTTAGTTCCAGCTGACAATGTGGCCTCGGTGAAAGATGACGGTGGAGATGTAATTATCAAATACTTTGGTGGATATGAGCTATATTTCAGTTTAGATGGAACTGGCACTCAAGCTGATGTAGATGCTTTTATAGGAGCTATAGACAAAGCTAATGGAATTTCAGGTAACCCAGTGTCTTTGACTCTTCCTAGTGATCCTATCTACTTATATAACGGTGCTGGAATAGTTCAAGCTTGGTCATAACAAACTA